CATCCCCCTCGTCCCAAGCATACGAGCCAACAGCACCAGCTACATACTGCATAAGATCATTCACGGATAGTGCACTATCCAGAATATAGTTCATGCTGTAGCGAGGATGAGTACCCCCCTGACCATCAGGGACTTGCTGAGCAAACCACTTAGATGCTTCTAGAGCATCCCACTTGTTCAGAGTGCAACCCGGTGTCAGTGCCGAGATACCCGAAACTGAGTCCTCGATCAGGTCCTTCATCTGAAACGCAGGGCACTGTGTCCACTGAATTTCCTCAGTGGCACCGTCCCACGTTTGTCCGGTATAAATACGAGTGTTGGCGTCCCAGACGCTCGATGGTGGCACACGTACCATCGAGAGGTCATAAATACCCGTAATAGTTGGTACACCAGAAAGCTGATCGGATGCCTTACCGTTGATCTGAAGGTAAGCCAGACCACGCCACTCTTCACGATCACCAAGTGGAGCCATGCTCACACCAGCGACCGACTCCCACGTAATTGCACGCGACTCGGAATCTTGATCCTTGGTATAGCTATCACGTTCACGAAGACGGACACGAACCTGCCACGTCTTGTTGGCATAGTTACCAGTGTTGGGAACAGCAATACGCAGTTCCTTCACATAGGCTTGAGTTGTCTTACCAGTGATAGCCAAATAGCCGGGGTTACTGCTTGCCGACCATGTTGTACCATTAGCCCACTTGCTTGCAACGGCGTACAGAATCTGGGCCGTAGTCAGCTTAATACCATTTTGATTGTAGGTAGGAGCCGCTGTGCTGGCTAGTGGGTTGATCCACTGCGAGCTACCGGAAGGTTGAAGTTCGATTTCCAGTGACGCAGTGGCATTATAGATACCGTTCTTGTCCTGCCGGTACAAGGATTGCACAACAAAACGAATATCGATGTAGTCAACACCAGACTGAGGCACAGTGCCATAACGCCACTCACCCGGCGTTCCAGTTCCAGTAGCTTGATTGGCATTGTTGACAGGCAGGTTTACCGTCTGAGCGCCCGACGATCCCCCAAGCTGAAGGGTAACAGGACGAAGGACAGCCGGGTCACCATCTGAGAGAACCGCACTGAAGTCACTCAGCGTGGTGTTACCCGAGCCATCCTCAATTGGAACGTCATCCACGAACAGGTTCTGAAGGCCACCGGGGGCCAGTCCCTTGATACGTCCCGAGCAGAGGCCAATAAGCGCCTCAAATGTATCCGTCGAACGAAGGTTATCTGGACTGCTACGAAAGGTACCACTACCTCCCTTAGCACCAATCAGTTCGTCTTTAACGCTCACTAGTTTCCCGCATATAGAACTTGCCACCAACCTCAGCAAAATCTGAGATCGCGATGTAGTTCATTTGCACGCGGTTAGCTTCGGTGTCAACATGAGAAATTGCGAACCCCATATTCCACATCTCACCGTCGCAATACTCAGCAGCCAAGTGGTGTCCACAACCAAGTTGCATCCACATGGAAGGACCACGAAGATGACTATAGAACGAGGTAGCTTCAAACTTATGGTGATGACCATTGAAGCCTGACAAGCCCTTGCGGATACCACTGGGGAAATGATCTACGAGCAGTGTATCGAAATACACCTCATAGTTACGAGCAATCTGCTTGTTCATGTCCCCCTTGGTCCAGACACCAAGATCACCACGAGCGATGTAACGAACCTCGTACTTGTCCAGACCCAGCAACCCCCCAACGGTCATACCATGGAGATCGCTCAGGACGGCTCGGAGGGCCGGGGTTGCTTCTGCAAGATGACGGAGAAGACGATACTCATGATTGCCTTCAATAAGATCGATCTGTGCATCTCCCGCTCTCTCTCGTAGATCGTGGAGAAAAGCATGGACAAATTGCATCCGACCAACCACGTCCCAACTACGCGGATCAACAGGATATTTTCCGAACTCCGGGAGATCAAAGAGGTCACCACCAAGACAGATAATATCAGGCTGAACACGCGAAACGGTATCGAGGAAGACGCTACGCCAGAAAGGGTCCATTTCTTTATCGTGGAGATCAGTGGCCACCATGATGGTTTGGAAACGCTTACCCGAAGGCTTTTGATATTTATCACCGTAATCGCTCCGATCAATGTTGAGCTTTCGCATTTCATCCAAGCTGACGAACTTGGCAACCTGTCCCTGAAGCTGTGACTGATGACGAGTCAGCATCAGGCCCGCTTGACGTTTGAACTCCGTGAAGCTGCCAAACAAGGTATCGATTTCCCATGAGGAAAATTTGCCGTTGTCACGATAGGTTGTACGGCTTACATTGCCATGCTCATTCAGAGCAGCCAGACGCTGAATGTCAGCGATAGCTTCCTGCTTCGTACTCATGCAATTTTCCTTTTACGCAGAGGCAGGGAAGGTACCGAACACCATATCCTGCGAGTTGACTTGTAGAGATAGATACTGTCCGCCAAGCTTAAAGCGACCATATCCCTTGGGGATAAGGGTACCAATCTGAGTGGTGTTTCCCTTTGCACCAAGGTATTTTGAGGGGTCGGGATCGTTACTGGAACTGACACTTGGTGCCTTCATGAAGACAGCCATAACACCGCTAACGGCCATACCGATACCAGCACCAAGAAGCGCAGCCTGAGCAGCCTGTCCGATACCGGGAATGAATGAGAGTCCAATGAATGCCGCTCCCATGAGGATTTGACCGAAGCCACCCTTTCCACCGAACATGGCAGGGATCAGATGAATTTCCTCTACGTCTGTCTTGGCATTCAGTTTTTCAAGGGTGTCGAAGTCGATGATGTCAATGACTGGACGTTGATCCATCGGAATATCCGAAAGCCCACACTGACGTGACCATCCTTCGATAACCTCAGCTACCGTGTCGGCAACAATCTCACAACCACTGAACTGCTCCTTCAGGGAGCCGTGTAGTGTTACCTTCACAGTGCGACCTCTACAATAAGTGGTCCCTTTAGCGTGAAGCAACGAACGCCGTCAATACCAATGATGAAATGACGCAGCTTCGGCCACTGATTAAAGCCTGCGTAATCGGTCTGGCTCAGGTTCGCTGTATCCTGTGGGTGTGTATGCCACGTACCGTACAGATTTTCTTCGTGCTTAAGCATTTCCTTTGCAGGAAGACGGAAGCCACGCTCTGGTTCAGGATGAGTATTCTCTACTTCAAGGATAGTGCCATCAAACAGGATAAGACCGCATCGTTCGACCGTCTCGGCTTTGTCATACTTAGCTTGTAGGCTGGAGACGATTTCGCTCATCGAGTAGCTCCTGAAGGGTTACATCCCGCTTCTCAACGGTGACGATTGGGACATCCTTGTGACGTAGGACATAGCAGATGCTCTTACGCCAAAAATCACGCAGGGTTTCGACATCACTCATGCTATTGACTTTGTGATGCACGATCTGATTACCACCGACATATACCGCCATGTGGTTAGCCTTGCTGCTACCGATGGCCATACACAGGAGGTCACCGGGGTTCAGCGTTTTAAGGGTCCAGTCCTCAACCTTATCAAAACCTTCGGCCTCATAACTCAGGCCAATGATGTCGATCTGGTCTGCGTCCCAATCCTTAGGACGGGCATAGTTGCTCAGTTCAATCTTAAAATTTAAGATGTAAAGATCACGCACCATGGTGAAGCAGTCATAGCGACCAAGCTCAAACGGACGACCAACGAGTTCAGCGTATTCCATGGTGATCCTCTGACTTAAATTTTAAGCTACGTCAACCCACGGAAAAGCAGGCGGCGTGTACTGGCGAAATGGATAGCTCTGGTTGGAGGCACCAGATGCTGTGGACAGAAGAAGGGTGATCTTAGTGCGGCTATAGTTCTCAACCCGCTTCACACGAAAGTAGCTAGTCTGTTTAGCGTTAACTTGAGAGGTCATATCTCCAAGAAGAACCTTGTGGCGTACAATCCGGGCACCTTCCAAGTAACCGTCATGGATCAGACCCTTGAACGGCAACAAGTCTAGGTTCTCTTGACCGATTGTTAGTCGAGGTGTGGGCGTGCTGGTATCTGAAGAAGCCTTCTCACCAGAGATAGCGATAGGCAAACCTTCATATTTGTTGCCAAGATATGTAAAGGACTCATCCCCCTTTAGATAAACCGTTCCCCCTGACACAGGAAGAATTTGCCATAGAGATACCTTACCATCAGCAATGAGTTTATGGGCATCATCAATATGACTTAGAGGAATATCAGACATTAGAAACTCGGATTATAGTGAATAAGGTTTACATCGAATGGAGCAATCCGACCACCAGAGCTAGGTTCTGCTTTAGGAATATTTACGGGAGCAGAAAAACGGCATAGAATATTACCAAGGTACTCGTGATTATATGCGAATACATCCCACATCTGATTCTGTTGATAGAACGCCAACAATCGTCCAGCATTCAAAGTAGGAGTCAGTGTGAGGTCCAGTTTACCATTACTTAGATGCCAACGAAGACCCGAGAGACTAACAGTGAACTTACGCCGATAAGGAACATTAGGCTTAGAGGTAAACTCCCAACCATTCATATCCACAGACGTGCCAGTGTCTGGTGCTGTTTCAACCGCCACCCGACTATTCGGACAAAAATCAAATGTGCCAGCCACTCTTAGATAGCTCCCTGAGAAACCTTACGAACAAGCTGCTTAGTCACACCGCCCTGCAACATATCATCAGAAATTGCAAGTACGATGTCCTTAGGACCAAGCTGCGGCTTCTCATCTTGCTTTACAACGTACACGTTCATTTCCTGATGGCTCTTCGACGGAACTGGCACAGCACCACTCATCTTGTTGAGAGCGTGGGCACCATGACGATTAAGCGAGTTTACGTTATCTAGACCAAGGCTATCAACAGCAGTCTTACGAAGCATGTACTCGCCACGTGCACCAAGGATCGGTACAGTGTCCTTGTTAAATACTCCTTGCGAAATATACCCAGTCGAACCACCACCCAGCAACTTCTTTGGCGTGATAGGTCCACCGTTCAGACGCTTGTGATAGATATTCGAGTCGTCCCCAATTGGACCACCATCCATTTTTTTACCAAGAGTTACACCGCCCGGTCCATCGACAAGCTCGACACCGATCATCCTCAAGAACCACTTGATCGCCATCAAAGCAAGAGCCTTGGCAATAAGCTGAACTACGAACTGACCAATAGCACTGATGATGGACTTCAAAGCACCCTTGATGCCCATTGATCCTTGCATCATTTTACTGAAGACATCCGTCAAGGTACTGCTCATCATATCAAGAGCAGGTCCGACGTTATTCTCCATAACAGTGGACCAATCTTGCATGATCCCACTGTTGTTTGCCCATCCAGCAGCAGCTTCTGCAAGACGTTCCTTCAGTGGTAGCTTATCAGTATATTCTCCTGTACGATCATTGATAGTCTGCTGAAGAGCAGCCGTCTCACGCATTTGAGTGTTTAGGTTCTGGAACGCAGTTGTATATGCAGTAAGCTGAGAAGTCTTTGCTTCACCATCTGGCATAGCATCGATAGTTGCTTTCCAGTTCTGAAGCTTAGCACCTTGCTGGTCTTCGGCTGATCTCTGGCTAGATACATTCAATCGATCAGTATTAAGCTGAGCCGCTTCTTTCTGCTGCTGAAGATAATAGCTAGTTCCAGCACCAACATGGTCCTTATTTAGCTGAGACGTAGCACGTGTAATATTCTGATCAGCAGTGCGAACACCGGCTTCGTTGTTATACGTAGCTGTCTCAAGCTCATTCTTAATCGTAGCCGCTGCGTCGTTGTAAGCTTTCTGAGCAACATCAGCAATATTCTTAAACAGATCAGTACGATACTTTTCAGCATCCTTCTTTAGCTTCTCAACAAGCTCTGCACGACCCTCCTGCTGAAGCTTTAACCCAGCAGCACTTAGACCTGCTGTAGGATGGTCACTATCATACTGACCCAAAGAGGCTTTGATATATCCAGCAATAGCTGTGTCCAGCGCCGCCTTCAAATCAGTTGTACTACCAATCCCCGCCTTAGCCTGATCCAGAACAAGGTTCACACTTGCGGAAGCGTTATTCACAGTCTTAGCGGCAAGTACCTTTTTCAGTTCCGCAATCGAAGTATCTTCCTTTTTATCAGCACGAGTTTGAAAGCTAGATGCTTTTGGACGCCAACCAATGTGACCGTGTACCCGACCAGTGGTAGGGTCACGTTCCATCTGAGGCTGATGCGGATCAACCCCAAGGCTCTCAATAAAGGCCGTTACATTATCAAGGCTGACACCCGCTGGCAATTTGAAATCAACTGCATGACCCGAACCGTGATCGCTCGTACCGGGCTTAGCGGCACGTGGTCCTTTACCATTGATATAATTGTTATATAGTCGGCGCTGTTCTTCCAGTGGACGAGGGGTTTCGCTATATACAATGATACCGGGGAAGGCGCGCTCAAGATCAGCCTTAATCTGAGCCCCAGTCAGGTTCGTACCCTTACGAGCCGTTACAGGCTTGATCTTAGCATCCGCTTCATCGTCCTGACGCTTCTGCTCCATCAGATTAGCAAGCTGTCCCTTTGCCTGAGCAAGCTGACTTGTCAGTACCTGATAACGAGCAGTACCCTCCTTGGTAGCCTTGATCTGCTTTTCGATATACGTAACCGCATAATTCAGGCGCTGGATTGCGGGAGACAGTGTAGCACGATTACCACCCTTGTCATCATTGATAGCTGTCTCACTAATATCCTGAAGACGCAACAAGTCGCGATCATCACCCTGCGCTCGGGGATCAAGACGAGCATCTGCTAGACCGATCTGCTGAGTAGCACTACTGTTCTGTGCCTTGGCTACAGCGATCTTGCGGATCAATACAAGTCGATCCTCAAGCATTTTAAGAACGTCAGCATAGCCATTATTAGTCTGATTGTTCAAACGAGAAATAGCATTACGTGCTTCCGATACCTGAGCAATATCGTCCGACTGAAGAGCCGAAGTAACAGCATCCTTATAATTTGTAGCAGTACGATTAACTCCACCCTTGAACTTACGATTTGTCAAGGAACCCATTTGAATCTGGGTATCACCACCATACCAATTGGTGTTGTCGTAACGAGACGAGTCAAGCTGTCCTTGTGTGGTACTGATTGTGTTTTGGGTATCAGTTTGCAAGATTTGGGCATCGATCTTGGCCTGCTTCAAAGCCTCACCACGATAACGTAGCATGGCATTCAGCAGTTCATTATATCCGCCACTAGCCTTACCAAGATAGCTATACAAATCGTTAAAACGATTAGCCAAAGTGGTAGTCTCAGTTTGTAGCGCAACGCTTCCATCCTTGAGACTACCCTGACGAGTGATAAGCCCATGAATGGCCTCATCCAAGGCTGTTACCGTTTGGTTGGACGAGTCAAGTGCACCCTTAGCATTCGCTGTCTTAGTAGCAAGCTCATCACTCTCCTTGTTCAATCCACCGATAGCTTGCAATAGACCAATCACACCACCAATAGCAGCGCCCATAGGACCAGCAATAGCAAAACCAGCCAAAGCCAGACCAATAGTTGTAAGCAGATTACCCCAGATACCCATGGCATTGATCAGTTCCTTGATCGGTCCAACAATATCCGAGATAGCTTCTACAAAATCAGCCAACAGACTGACTACGGTCTTCAAGGCGTCAACGAATGGGCCAGCCAGACCAGCGACCAAGACCCCTAGATCATTCTGAAGACGCTGCCACTGTGACCCCAAGCTATCCATAGCGGTAGCCTGAGCCGTAGCCGCAGTACCACCATTCGCAATCGCTAGGGCGAGATCGTCATAAGTACCAATCTGACCCTGAAAAGCAAGGAAGGCCGCAGCAGCACGAGTCTCAAAGCTGTTATAAGCGGCACTGGCACCAAATCCTGCGGCTGTCAGTTTCTTGACTACGTTGGCAAAGCCCATGCTCTTCACATCGACATCAGCCATCGTAAGGCCAACATCCTTCAGTGACTTCTTGAACTTTTCTGTAGGCTCTTGCAACTCAACAATAAGCTGGCGCATCCCTGTACCAATGGTCGAACCCGACTTGATACCAGCATTTGCCAGCGAAGCAGTGATCGTTGCAAGCTCATCGATACTGATACCGCTCTGCTTCGCAGTCGCACCGGCATACTGAATAGCCTGACCCATCTGAGTCATCGACAGCTTCGACTGGTTCAGGGCAGTAACAAGGACATCAACAACACGACCAGCTTCACCAGCCTGTAGCTGGAAAGCACCCAGAGCCGAAGTCAGAACATCCACCGACTCTGTAGGACTCGATCCCGAAGCAGTCGAAAGAGTAGTAGCCGCTTGCAGAACCTTGCCAGTTTCCTCTGCCGAGTAACCAGCCTGAGCAATGACAGTCGCCGCCTTTGTGATGTCAAGGATAGAGAAATTGGACTGTCGTCCAACCTCACCAATGCTCTTAGCCAACACACCCATCTGGGTATCAGTCGAACCTGAAATAGCCTGAAGCTGCTTCAATGCTGCTTCATATTCGACAACGAACTGAGTTGCCTGCTTGACGGCATTCATTACGGCATAAACGCCGCTAACCGCAATCGAGGCACCGGTGATCAAACCAACACGGTCCAGACCAGTCTGCAACTGACCCAAGAAGCTGCTCTTGCCACTCTTCTCGATCTCGGTATTGACCTGTGTCAGGCGCTTAAAATTTTCGCCAAGCTGCCCACTCAGCTTTTTATAAGCTTCATTGAGGCGCTCTACCGAACGAGTGGGAGCATCACGATCCTGTGCCTGTTGGATCATTTGCAAAAGACGAAGACGCTTTTGCAAACTATCCGTAAGTTGCTTCTCAGCCGATTGCTGACTTACAGTCTGTGAAATACCAGTAGGGAACTGATACTGCGATGAAGCACGCTTCATAGCAGCAAGACGCTGAGAATCCGTCTGGTTCAGAATACCAACAGCAGTTGTCTTTGCTGCTAGAGACTGACCGGGTTGAGCCGCATCAAAACGACGAGCCTCAACAACAGCCTGTCGATACTGATCGGTAAGCTGACGAAGCTGAGTAACCTGTGGTGAAAAGTCAGTACGACGATAGTTCTGACCCATCTTGGCCAGTTCATTATTCGCTGCCGTAATCTCAGTACGCAAACGAGCCATGTTCTCTTGCTGCGTCTTGGTACCGGTACTGACACCTGCTTGACCATTGAGCTTCTGAAACTCACGCTCAAGCCCTTGCACATCCTTCAGTGCATTCTGAGTATTAAATTGCTTAGCAAGATCACGCTGACCAACAGTACGACCAGCCATTGTCAGATCAGCAAAACGCTTATTCAATCCAGCAAGACGCTTCTCAAGAATGTCTGCTGCCGTGCTGGTTGATGTCAGGTCCTGAGCAAGACGAGAAGCCGCAGCCCCCTTCTTACCTAGAGCCTGTTCATCAAGAACTGCGAGAATACCCCCAGCACGCTTTCCAGTGTTAGCGTCCAGCAGCTTCTGAAGGTTCTGGGCCTGACCAATCAAAATGTTCAGGGACTTAAGCTGGTTATTCCATGCCTTAGACCCAGCGTTGGCTCCCCCTTCCAGTGCCTTTCCAAGGGAGCCTGCTGTTCCAACGATCCCATTGAGGCTCTTTTCAATAACCCCAAGCGCCTGTACCAGCGCGGACCCGTCTGCTTGCAGATCAATATTCTGTGTCAGACGAGTATTAAGAGCCACTTATCCACCACCAAACAACTGATTAGTACGCATCAACCACTCGGATGGGTCTGCCTTGGACAAGTCCTCTGTCGGCTTCTTGTCCTTCTTCCCACCAAACGCAACCGCTACTACCTCAGCGATAACAGTGAACTGCGTCATATGAGAGGCATAGGTTTCCCCAACCTTCAATTCGATGGCCTTCTTCAACTCATAGACGGAGTACCGCCAAAAGAGTTCATGAAGATCACCCTCACAACACTTAAACACCCAACAAACGGCTTCGTCAAATGTTAGTTTGCCGCACCAGTCTTTGATTGGGCCAATTGGGTGATCGTCGCTTGATACTTCTGAGCCAGTTCCGCCGTCTTTTCGGCGCTGGTCATAAAAAAATACAAGATGTGGTCCCCCACCCACATCACCAATTTGTTGAGTTCAGTGATGTCCACGTCCATATCAAATGGATCAATGAGATCACTGTCCTCAGTCACTCGCTTGCTACCTGTCAGCATTCGACGAATGATATAATCACGCAGCCCTGCGTTGGTAATCAATAGCTCACCAATGTCGTCAGGATTGGGAACAACGATCATGATTTCGTTGAACAGACCATAGGTCATCTTGACCACATGGGGTTCGCCATTGAGACGCAGGGTAAACTCAAGGCTCGGACGGGTAAGCTCAACCACGGATAGCTCCTAAACAAGAATGACCCGCCTTACAGCGGGTCATTCATTTAGTCTAGTCCTTTCCGTTAAGCGACGTAGGTGTACCCGGTACGCTTCGTTCCGATTTCTGCCATACGACCATTTGCGGCTTCAGCAGTGTTCAGATAGTAAGGCGTAAACTCAAACGGCATACTTCCGTAATCGGTTTCGCTGAAGTTGATCTGGAACCCCTTGGTCACCTTGACCTTAGGAATGATCATAACCACAGGCTTGTCGTAGTTCGACAACGTACCAGCGATCTTGAGCGAGAAGAAGTCCTGATCCGACTGGTCACCCATCGGTACTTCGTTCACAATCCAGACGTTATCACCAGCCGCAAACGACACTCCGGCTGGAACAGCCGCCGTAACGGTGAAATCGCCAGTTGCCGTAGTTGTTGCAGCCGTAACACGAACGGGATAAACGTAGTCATCCTGCCCGTTAGCACGCTGGATCAGAATTGTTGCACCATTTGGAATATCACCAACAGCAGTGATACCAGTTGTAGCATCGCCCGGAAGCGGGTTGGTGTTCACAACCAAAGTAGTCGTAGCTGCACCACCAATAGCCGTCTTCAGCTTACCACGCTTTGGCATGACAGTGGCACGGTTCAGCGACATTCCTCGGAACAGGTTTGCCGCACTAAACTCGTACACTTCCGCCGAAAGAGTAGTACGAACATTGGACTTCTGCGAGTCAACCAGAATTTGCTGAATGCCGTTACGAAGTTCAATCGTATCCGACTCCACGTTCATGGCAATGTTCTTTACCATACCGATAGAATCAGTATCAGGTAGAAGCGCAAACGGATCATTACCGAATGGCGTCATCATCAGCGTGGCATTGCCAAGCAGATATGCGTTTGTCTTGGTGTCAGCAGCCATTTGCTGGTCCTATCTTCAAAGTGAAACTCACAGCTTTCCCTTGACGCCATAACGATCCTCAGGCAATGACTACCCGCAGAACCACATTTAACCACTCGGAGATTACGGTGGCTCACCCTCATTGCTTTACTCTACGACTACCTCAGGACATTTATGTGGAAGTGTTTGAACTCTCACAATCCCAAGGTAAGACCATGAATGCTGCGGTTATTGATCTTATCAAAATCGCAATGACCCACAAGATCAGTGTACGAAAGGCTCTGGAAGAGCTACTCAATCGGGAGTTCGGAGTAGATGCCATCACTTCAGAAGGTTAACAACCGCTTCCTTACCCGCATTGCGGTAATTGAAAACGGAAGTGGTTTTTTCCAAGGCATCGTTGATGAACCTAGTCAAGGTTCTCTTCCTTCGTATCAGTTTACGAATGGCCGTCGTATTCTCCGCACTAACCCCGGAGTTCCCGTACAATCCGGCATGGTAATCAAAACACAGGGCGAAGCCATCTTCATCGTTGGAAATTTGGGTGACGATGACACGGTATTTCAATCGTTCCGCCTGTTCGAGACTACCGGACGTTACCAATGGCAAACTCGTGGAAAGAGTATTGATCCAGTTACCAAGCTGCCACAGGACACAGGTCTAATCAGCCATGGGTTGATCTGGGGAGCCTATGAGCCATCGAGCCAAGAGGTCTTCGACCGTCAGCTTCACCTGAATATGGAGACGGGTAACTTCATCACTAATGCAAATGTACAGCGCGATGACATTATTGATGATAAACGTGTGACTCGTGTCGACAATGTACTTGGGGTTAAACTGGCTGTTCTGTCTTAAATTTTAATACAGTCCACCCAGACCAAGGTTCTTATTCGATCCACCATTACCTCGATGGAGTTGAGCCGAATCCGTTGAGATTAGCTTTTCGGTACGATTAAACACGGCATTAGGAATGGCACGTGTAAGATAGTACGACAAAAAGGGTTCAAGTACAGGACGATAACCGGTAGCCCCCCGATGCAGCAATTTATTGGCAATGCTCTTGTCACTGAACAGTGACGGGATCAGCTTACCGCTATTACCCCCATGAAGGGCATTACCCAGCATATCCAAGGTGACTCGCCCCATTACCTGTACATCGAGGCGTCCTACTGAATAAGTGCTACTGACATTACCCTTACGACCGGAAGCTGTCTGTTTAGCTTCCCCCTTAACTTCACCATCTGTCTTTGTGAAAGTTACGATTACAGGACCAAGTTGCTTGTACAGCGCCTCGTTAGATAGCTGTTTACGAAGCTCTCCAGTACGAAGCCACCAGTCTCCGGTATAGCCTTCTTTCTTCTTCTGCTTCATATAAGCATTGCTACGGGAACCCCACCCCGCCCCAAAAGCAGATAGGTCCGTGTACAGGATGTTCTGGCGACCATACAGACTACGAGCCTGTTGTGAGATCGTAGTCTGGGTCGATGTGATTGTACCCGAAGGTCCGAAGGCTCGTTCTGGCTGAACAAGAAAGCGCCCCACCATACGGGCCATCT